GATTTAACTTCTGCAGCTTTTGAGTCAGCGTATGCTTTGGCTTCAGTTAACTTAGCCTCGTCCTGTAAATCCGCATAGTCTTTAGCTGCTTGAAGTTTTAAAGCGTCTTGAGAGTCAGTATAATCTTTTGCCTCAACTAATTTGGCATCGTCAGCACTAGATAACTCGCTGCGAATTAGTGCTTCCTGATTTTCTGCCCGAGACTTCTCATTAACTGCTTTGTCGTCAGCGATTTTGATTTGATCATCAAAGTATGAAATTACTTCTGATGATAGATACTTTTTCTTAATTTGTTGAGCCATAAACCCTCCAATGGTTTAATGTTGAATTATTAACATATCATTTACTTCTAAAAAATCGTTATCCAGTCCAAGTCCTTCCCAGGTAAGATCACTCCCTATTATTTGGAAATCAATTCCATTAATTTGAGGGATGCCACCAGAAGGTATAAGCGTTACACTAGATGGAAATAAAGGGGACGTAGAAAGAGTCACACCTTTTTCGTCTAAGTTACTTTGGTCAAGAATAAAAACCTCTTTAGTGGTTCCGATTCCTGACCCAATAGCTACACCACCAAGCGATAAGCCATTCCCACCATAAAAGATTTTATGATTAACATCATAGACAATTTCTGACTCTTCAAGAACTAGTTCCATTCTTTGCCCTGTTGTAATTCTAGGTGCTTTAAAAATTGCCATTAAATTCGCTCACCTTGATCGAGTGTTGAGCTATCATTTTCCCTTAGACCTGTATCGATTGACAAGTCCCCTGATCCTAAGTCAATTTCGCCTGCTTGGACAATTTGCTCAATAGATTGAGTAAAAACTAATCTTTGAGTTATAGGATTAAACACCCACATCAAACCCTCGTTTTTTGAATTCTTAGTATCTGACTCTTTGATGCAGAGCTATAAGTTATAAGAACTGTCTGAACAGTTGAGCTTCCATTTTTATAGGTATGCAATTCAGTTGTATTTGTTGGGAATGTTGTAACGAAATCATCCCAATCTGGTTCTGTGCTTATCTTATTAGTTATTGAAGGCAATATGTTTGCCTCATAATCTATTTGGTCTGCTTGACCATTCTTTAAAACCTGGGACTCATAAGTAATTTGCCCATCAATAGCTATTAAATGATAATAGTCTGAGCGTATCTCACCCTCAAATATCTGAAGGCTCTTAGCATTTACGATGCTTTTAAAATCAGAATAAGATCTTTTAATTCTCATTCAAACTCCTTAAAGCTTATCACTCCAAAAAGGTTAGCATTAGTTGTTAATGGTATTGCTGTTATGGTCATGATTTCAGAATTACCATTAAAGTCATTACCTAAAGTTAAATCCCAAAATCTTGAAATGGATTCAAGTGTAGCTGATGACTGTTGATTGCCCTTCATGTAAAATTCCGATATCACGTCACCACCAGACCATGATGTTGCCGATACGTCTTTTTGTGAAAACGTATTTGGAACATCCACCCAAACAGTTCCTACCAATGTTGGCTTGTGAATAATTTGGATCAAAAAATCATCTTGAGATGTACAAAATGCAATCATATCTAAAACTTGAATAGGTATATTTGTGAAGCCAGGTTTTTTTCTTATTGAGATAATTGGATAAGATATATTTGCTACAGGTAGGTCCCTGGGTGTTACTCCTGTTGAAATACTGTGTAGGTGACCATGTTGCGCTGTTGCACCATTAGAAACTACTGAGCAGCAAGTAAATTCCATGAAGTCAGAAGAAACTCCACCACCTATCATTTCTACTTGTAGAGGAAGCGTCCCAGTCTGGGAATATAAAGAACTTATTACGTTACTATGAAAAAATCTATGTGCAGCGTATCTTTTTAGGCCAATTAAAAAACCAAATTCAACTTTACCGCTTCCGAGCCATTGGTATTCAATATAGAAAATGAGTTGCTTGCTGGGATCCAGTAAAATCCCTGATGGGTTATTGGCTCCACCAGTTCCAGAAAAATCATCTACGTTCCAGGTGTTCTGTGATGCGTAGTTATTTGTAGTTGATCCGCTGATTGATGATCTTATTGCGAAATGTAGTGTATTAGCAGATGCTTCTAATATAAATCCGTTCTTATCATCATACAAACCGATGCGCTTAATGTTTGAATTATTTGTACCATTAAATCTGAATGAGCCTGTTACTGTATTAGTAAAAGCAGGAGAATAAGGAAAATAGTTTCTAGAGCGAAATCTAGCTTTAGAACCAGCGGTAGCAGAGCATGAAAGTCTTGCGGCTGCTCTTGTAGCGTCATGCGTAACTAATGCGCCAAGCGCTACGCTTTGAATAAATACTTTTGACTGTAAAGAATATTGAAAACTTGAATCAAATAACAGGTGAGGTGGCGCTACTTTTAAACGATTAAAAGAGTCTTGAACATCTAGCTCTACAGGAACAGGATTATAAACATCCTGCTCAATTTTTACTGCTACTTTTGATTTGTCGTTATCCGCTGGTCGAAACTTATCAAACTCTCTATCTTGTACGGTATTCTTCATCAGTTAGCCTCTTAATCTCATCAGTGTAAAGATTCTCAGCATCGACTTCATACCATGCGAACCATGCAGATCCGTCGTGAGTAATAACATAATCATGATAACAGCTTGTATCAAAATTATTTCTAAGCATTAAAAGCTTTAAACCTTCAGGCTTAGTCGCCTTAAGAAATGCCTTAATGTGAGTTATCTTTTTAGTCATAAAAAAAGGGTAAGGCTTTCGCCCTACCCTGTCACTGTTTTAATTAATCGTTAAGACCAATGATTAGTGGTGACTTACCAGCAGCAGCACCTTTTTGTGCAAGTTGCATACCTTTAACACCAAAAAGTTGGTCAATTGCAGCTTTTTTAGCTCCAACTCCATAACCGATTTCGTCTTGTTCGCCATATGAAGCATTTTTTTGAAATGCATAAGCAAGACCAGATTTTTCAGCAAGGAACAATTCTTTACCAACAAGACCATTATGCATCACGACGGGTGTTCCCAGAATGGTCCCGATGACACCAGAAGGTAAAGATGCCTGTCCAAATTGATATTGATTCTTGAACTCAGCAAGTGAGAACAAAGCAGACTTTTGTTGAGGAGATACAATCCAAACGCTGTCTTCCATAGCAGCATCATTCTCTTCAAGCTCTTTAACCATAGTAAGGATGTTGGCATAAGTTACGTCAGCATCTGTTCCTACGTTAAGAAATGAGAAAGCAACGTTTCTCATTTCAGCAATCAAAGCAGAGTCAACATATCTAGCTTGAGCCGCAGCAGCCCTACGAGCGAACTCTAATTGAGCTGGGATATTTGCTTGAATAGCTGTAACTGAATCAATGATCCAAGAAACATAAGCATTTTCGTTCAGTGACAAAACATCATTTGAACTTGAAAGCTGACTTGCGTCACCATAGACACCTTCAGCACGATCAACAACAGTGAAGCTAGACAGCTTAGGAATAGCAACAGAAGTTGAACCAGGATTGGCAAGGCTAGAAAGGTCAGTAAAGAATGGAGTTAGTTTTGCTTTAAACGCTAGTTCTTTTTGAACCATAGCAGCGATTAGAGCTTGTTTTGTTCCACCGATTTCGGTGTTACCAGTAATTAGATCAGCCATTTATTTCTCCTTAAAGAAATGTTATTAGTTTTATTTTAATTGACCATTCTTGTGAAGATTCAAGATGTACTCTGAAACTTCAGAAGGAGTCATTTGCTCAATGGACTTTCCAACTTGCATGCTAGAGTTATTTCTAGCAGCTTCGTTTGGCATCCGTTGACCACCAGCGAACTCAACTAAATGAGCATGCTGTTTAACGAAAGCTGAGACCACCCCTTTTACACTTTCATCGTCTATACGTTTCGTTTCTGGATTCATCACGATCTTATCGAACTCGATAAAAGTGGCATAATCCTTATTCTTGAGCTTTCCACCTAAATGCTTCTCAAATTCCTGATACTTCATACCATTAACAATGCTTTGCTCTTGCTCATTAAGCACCGATTTTGTTTGTTCTAATTGCTGTTGGTATGTCTCAGCTAGAACTTTCCACTCGTTTTGCTCTTTAAGTTTCGACTCATGACTTTTAGTTCGTTCTTCTTCATACGCTCTGACCTGATCTTTCAGTTTCTTTGCTTCTGATAGAACTCGCTTATAAGTCTCATAAGCTACTTTGTCTTGGGTTGAGGTCTCTGGCTGAACACTGTTCGCTTGAGGGTTGACACTGTCAACATTTTCGGTACTCATATTTATATTTCTCCCTGAGTTATAACTTGTCAAATTATTTATAACAAGTCCTTTAATCGTTCTTTAATTAGTTTAGTAGCAATGTCAACCATATCGCTTTTTTCTTCTGGTGAAAGTTTTAAAAACTCCCTTCCATTATCTTCAAAGAATTGTCTGACCTCATTATTTGTTAGCCCAGACTTTCCACCATTTAGCTCTTTTCTTCTGCCTGAATCTTTGATGACAACTTTTGCTGTTGATCCACTTGATGAACCTTTAAGTGCGTCAATCATTTGACCTGTTGCAGTAGCGTTTGATTTTTCAGGAGTTGTTTTGCTGCTTAATCTTTTGCTCTTTCTTCTTTGTTCAATGTATTTTTCATCTAGTTCGTCTAGTGTTCCCTTTGTTCCATAACCTTCTTCTTGGGTCCTTAGTCTGATGAAATCAACAATCACTTGAGCTAATTCCTTTGCAACCTCTCTTTGAGCTATTTTAATTCTTACCTGATATTTTCTTTTTAATGCTGCCAAGCTTTTTTCTGCACTCATAAGTCTGCCAATGTTTCCTCTGCTAACTCCCTAGCAAAAGCTTCAAGATCTTCATCTGAGACAGGTTCATCAGCATCCTCATAGGCACCAAGCAGCAAGCTCAAATCGCTTTGTGTTATTCCTAAAAAGTCTCTAGCTTTCTTCTTTTTGCTGTTACCATAAAATCCACTTCGATTTCCTTCTACCTTACCAGCAAGTTCTTCACTCGGATCTTTATAGCCAATAGTTATTTCCCCTGACTTGTGCGATACAAGCTCAAGAGCTTCAAGCATTTCACCATCAAGAGTAAGGTCAACATCAGAAACGTCCACCCCCTTAAGGTCAGCGTATTTTTCTGTGTAGTTTTTAAACTTTTTGTTATTTTTATCTTCACCATTTAACGTCCTTGTTACAATGTGAGTCAACAATACCTCTGCAATAGCCACCCTTTCCCTGGGTTTAATTGTTTTTGGTAGCTTAATCTTTACCCTGGTCCATTCATTTGCCATTAAACAATCACTCTACCATTTAAAGTTTCTTTAATCATATCATCATCATATTTAGGATGAAGCCGTTTAATAGCTTGCTCCATTGTCATTGTTCCTAGATCAATCTCTGCCTTAATGTCAGCGACCTCTTCCGATCTTGATTGCATAGGCTTCGGAGCTTCAAATTCAACTTCAATATCAAGTTCTCTGTCTGGCATTAATCCTGGAACTGTAGCGGCTGCGACCATCCCTGTTTTAATCCAATAATTGTGAATTTTAGGTAACTTAATATTCCATAATTCTTGCTCATCTTTTTCAAACCATTCTTGTGATTTCTTTCTGATCTCCCATACATCAAGCTCATCAATGATTTTAGCAATCCCTGAAGATGCATTTCCACCTTGCATAGAGCCAACAGATCCAACTCGTACACCTTTGGTCTCAAGCCATAGAGTGAAAACTGTAGTCACAAATTGAACGATTTTATCAGTATCAGCTTCGGGTTTAATTGTTCCCACCACTGGTGTTTTATCGCTGTCCTTATCAGACTTAAGCGACCAGATAACGTTTGGACCGATTTTAGCATTATCAAAGTTCACATCGACCCCATACAATATCGAGAAAGCCTGATAAAATTGCGCACCTGAGGCGTCACTCAGCATTACTGGAATAGCCTTACAAATCTTGAGCATATCAGAATCTAAAACTGGAATAAGCCTGTTCTTTTGACGTTTAGCGTAGACAAATGGAATGATCCCAATGTGGTTAATTCCTTCATTCTCAATTAAATATTCTGTTGCTTCAACACCGCTTAAATAGAAAGCATCAAACTCAGTATCAGTGTAAACGTGAAGCAAAAGAGAATCTTCATCATCAGTCTTTTTGCCCATAAACTTAATAAAGATTGTTTCCTCTTCAGGATTAACTAGAGAATCACTCATTACCAGGAATGAATTAAATGGAATCTCACGAATTGCTGGTCTGCCACTCTTGTCAACGTATGGCTCCCATGCAAAGCCCTTAAACATTTGCGAGTAGGTATCTGCAATTTGACCGGATTGATCTATGTCCAGTGCGTCAGAATAGAAATCAACAAACTCCTGGTTCTGTGCAGTAACTGAAGTTCTGGAAGGCTCTTTTGAATAAGTAGCCGATACCTTATCAATAAACCTTTGAAGGATATTAATAGGTAGAACTCTATCTTTAATAGAATTGTAATAATTCGGTGACAGTGAAGCTTTCATGATCTGGTCAATGTATGGCAAAAGATTGCCTTCATAGATGTTAAGCGTTTCATTATTGATATTGATAAAAGATGCGTGATCTTTAACGTATTTGATGATTTCTTGTCGTTTGTTCTTAAGCATATAATTCCTTTAAAGTTGTATCGTCTTAGATTGTGCCTGTTCTGGTCTCAATGGGTCAAGGGCCCAACACCAATATCCTAAAGCGTCCGATATGTGGGTAAGCATTTTGTCAGTCTTTTGATCTAGGG